TGCAAGCATTCGTAGCTCAAGACCACTGGCATCCATACCTACCAGCTTGTAACCTTTGGGTACTGTCCACACATCACGACACTCATAGCCGTAAGGTGAGTAGACTGCTGGCACCTGCCCCATGTTTGGACTAGAATGTGTCATGCGGCCCGTCACAGCACCGTTAGGATTAACGTACCCATGTACTCTACCTTCGTCCGTGACTGCATCTAACCAGCTCTGCACCTGTGCGATACGCTTCTGTATCATCAGGTACTCACCAATCAAAGACGCTTGTGGTATGCCCTTCACTTCCCGCAGCACTGCCTCATCAACGATGGCCTGTCCTGTCTCAGTAAATTGCTTAGGCTTCCAGCCAAAGTATTGTAGGTATCTTCCTATCTGCTGTCGTGATCCTAAGTTAAACGCTGGGAAATCAATGCGACTAAACTCACCACCGACCACTTCCCAACTGTCACCTAAGAACTTCAGACCCACAACTGACATGGCTCCGTCCTTCTTAATCTTAGGGCATACTTGTTTTACAAAAGTAGGTAAAGGTTTAAAGACTTCGTGTACCTCATCCTCTAAGTCATACTTCTTTTCTTTAAGTTCAGCAAGTAAGACAAAGGATTTCTCTTGATCTAAAGTCCAGCCTCTTTTAATTTGCTGTGATATAATTGCTTGCACTCGATGCTCAAGGTCAATACTCTCACTTCCAAAACCACTAAGCTCAGAAAGTAATCTCTTGTACACCAGTTCATTAACTCTAACATCTTGCTTACAGTATTCCACCATGTCATTCGAGAAATTATCCCAATCACTGTGTTCTCCTTTCGGTTGTCCTAAGATAGTACCCCAGTTCTCTAGCGAGTGACCGCCTAAGCGCGAAGGGTCTGATAATCGTGACATGACTAATGTGTCTGTCAGTTTATGTCCTGCAAAAGATATGCCCCATAGTTTTTCCAACACTGGTATATCGTAGGCTAATATGTTATGTCCGATCAACTCTACTGGTTCCATTGCAGCATCAGGATCAAACGTACCGTTAAGTCGGCACAGTAGTTGAATCCTATTGTAACAAACATGCGTATTGTTGGTAGCACTCTCATACAACACAACACACCACACCTGAGTAGGCTCTAAACCATTTGCCTCAATGTCAAAAACTAACTGTCGCATTTAAAACTCCGCTTTGTCATCCGATGCTGGACAGGCTGTCTCAATCATACGACCTGATTCATTATCATAGTACAAGTAACAAGCTGGCCCTGTCAACCCCGCAAACCTGTTCTTCAGGACACGGACAGTAGTAGTGTTACGGATAGTAGCATCAGCATGTTGCTGGTCACGCTCTAATCCAATCACCATGTCACTGAGCTGTGCGATAGCTGCACTGCCTCGTAACTCACCTAAGCTAATCTTACCGCCATCCTCGTGCGCCTTCTGACCTGATGGTCTGCGGAGGTGTGACACTAAGAACAACCCAACGCCTGTCTCTTGTACAATCTTGCGAAGGTTAGTCATGATACTGTCGATAGCCTTACGCTCGTCACCGTTGGACTGATCACTGACTACAATACTGAGGTGATCCAAGATGATCCACTTGCAGTCAAGACCCTTGGCCATGTAGCGTATGCGTCCTAACAGATCATCCTCACTGGTACTACCGAAGTGATCCAGTAACTGCAAACGACCTAACCCAAACGTCTGCTCCCAGTAACCACGCTCTGCCTCTGGTGTAACCTTGGCGCGTACCTCTGGTATGTGCAGTAGCTTGTTGGCTTCAATGGACATGATACCTAACGTAGTCTTAGGTATGTCTTCTTCCAGTGCTAGGATACCAATGTTATCTTCCGTGTTCTTCAACAAGTAATGCTCAAGCTCCCGCATGATCTGACTCTTACCCATGCCTGACCCTGATGTGATGGTAACTAATTCCTTACGTCTAAAGCCGTAGGTAAAGGTATTCAAGCAGTCCCAAGGATAGGGTATGGACTTGACATCCTTCTGCTCTTGAAGTAAATCCCATGTGTCTAAGCCTGAGACAATACCGTCAGGTCTAAATGCCTTGGCATTCCACCACTCCTTGACAAACTCTGCAACCTTACGAGACTTAAGCATCTCGCCTGCGTCCTTCATAGGTAGCGTGACGTTCTTAGCTTTGTTGGGGGTGAAGAGATTAAGCACTGCCTTGGCTGCTTCCGTTCCTGCCTTGTCATTGTCGAAACAGATGACCACATTGTCGAAGGTCTCTAGCCACTCTAGGTTTGCTTTGATGTCTTTGGCTGCACCGGCTGCGCCTGATCTGATGCTGACTGCTGGCCACTTTCCATCGAACATTTCGTTGACAGCAAGTGCGTCTGCCTCGCCTTCTGTAACCGTGATGTATTTGCCGCCTGACTTGAACGCCTGTTGGCCGAAGAGACCCGCATTATTAAACTCTCCTGTTGCATAGAATGACTTGTTCTCTACGATGCGTACCTTAGTACCTGTTGCATCGCCTGTGTCCTTATCGAAGTAAGGGTAGTGGTGCTTAGAGATAGTGCCGTCAGGCCCGTACTCTACTGTGACACCGTATCGTTTAGCTGTCTCTTGATTGATACGCCTGTCGGAGATTGCTGCTATTACTCCTGTCATCTCTAATTTCCTCGCTGGTCTGGTGTGGATTCTGGTAACTGTGCCATCGCCCCGCTCGTAATGTGAACAGCCGCCTGAGAAACAGACGGCGTGTCCATCGGAGTACCTAGCCAAGTTATCCTTAGAGTCACACGAAGGGCATGACTCATGTTGGACAAAAGTGGACTCCGATTCCATTAGAAGTCCTCGCCAGCTTCTTGCTCTGCTACTTCCAAGACCTTGATCTTGTTGAGGTATGTACCTGTACCGTGGACAGGATGAGGCTGACCCTCTGCCCATAACAGTCTGACCTTACTACCTCTACCAATGCGACCAGCAAACGGAGAACCTTCTGCGTCCATTACTGGGACATCGTACTTGGTACTAAACTTACGTTGCTTTGTACCTTCGTACTCGCGGAGCTTAATGCCTGCTGACTCTAACTTCTCTGCTGTTGCGTCATCTACGCTAATGACAACTGAATACTTGCCAGTGGATTGACCCTGATACATCTCGTGGGTGTCTAGGTTTTCAAACGCTATTGTACCTTCTACTACTGCCATGATTACTTCCTTCTAGGTTATTAGCTACTACTTAAGTAGCGATTGATTAAACTTTAAAGATTATTATTAAACATTCCCTTTGCTTACCTAAGTATTATAATCGTTAGTCAGAAAGGTGTCAAGTTCTTTTTCACTTAAATGTTGACTAAGTGCTGTGATTACTTCTACTTCGTTAATTGCATCGTTGGAGTGTGAGTAACAGGTGTTACAGAGATCAGCATGGAGGCCAGTTTGTTTGTCCCTCCGCTTCAACTCGTACTCACCTAAGATTACGTCACATGCTCTGCATCTACTCATCTCTAAATACCTCGTTATGTTTGTTGGCCATGTGCATATATGGGTTGGCATAATACTCATCTCTTACCTGTCTGGCTACTCTCTGTGTCAGCTCAGATAAAGACATACAGTATACCTGATACTCGACCAGTTCGTCAACCATGACGTGCGCTGCGGGTTCGATCCAGTCATTCTGATCGTACTCATATCCTAACAAGTTCTCTTTAATCTTACTCATCTATTTCTATCTCCTCGTATATCCTACCGTAGCTAATTAAGCACAGCGGTAGGCTGATTAGTGTACCCATGAAGGGCATGGCTCCCATCTCCCCTGTGGATGGGTCATACGTCCACACAGCGCGACTGTCTGCAAACTCTAGGTCTATCCCCACGCCTAAGCGATACTCTATTGATAGCGTGCGTTCAAATAATATCATTAAACTAATCTCCTGTTCAACCAATCCGCTGACAGCTTAGCTCCAGCAGTCTCCATCAGGGGCCATACAAACGCCCTGTCAGGACTTCTAATCTCATGGTCACCGAATGACTCAGCAAAACCAAAGCGATTGTGTAGCGTGGTCTTAGCCATGTCTGTGATCAATGCTATTTCCGCTAGACTATATGTCGCACCGTGAATCATACGCTCACAGGTGCTACGGTTTATGTATGTTCTGTTCCTCATTAGGCGTTCTCCTCTGTCCATTGTAAGTCTGCTTTAATATCCGCTAGTGCCTCGTCAATCTCCCATTGTTCGGGGGTGTTGTCCTCGTCATCGTCAGGCCCGCTTAACCAATGTTGATCTTTCATAATATCACCTTTTTAAAGTAAGTATGTGCCGATAGCATATCCGATTGGATAGCCGATTGCAAAACCTATTAGGCCCCATTTGGTGTAAAAATATATATCTTTCATCATGCCACCTCCCCTACGACTGTTAGTTGATGAAACGGCACAGCAGACGCTAAACCCTCCACATTAATGACAGTCTCCCAAGTGCTGGTAGTCCAAGCGCCTCCCCTAGTTAGCACAGGGTAACCCATGCTGTCAGGGATCACGCTGTATGTTTTACCTTGCTCATTAAACTGGTCAGCCCTGTCATATAACTCATTTAATCTTTTCATCTTAAAACTCCTGTATGATTATGCCGTATTTGAATTCGATAACCTGCGTATGCTCTCTCAGGTCTTCTATGGTCTCAAGTTTGGTAGAGCTGTAGGTGTCCTGTATTTCTTCTAAGGTGCCATACTCTACATACTGACAGCACAGCGTGACCGCGTCCAGTTCGTAAGGCTCATCTGCGTCCCTTGAGTAGTCTTCTAGGTACTCGTAAAGTGCCACCAATGCCTCGTGCGTAAAGTCTTCGCGGCCATAGCTCTTAAATTCATTGATAAACTCGTGCTCATTTACTGTTTTAATAATCATTCTGTAGCCTCTATGGTTTAGTTGATTTAATAATGCCCACTGTACGCCAATGGACACTATAAAGCGACTAATAATATCTGTAATGTATAAACTCGTGAGCGACTACATATATCGCCGCAACCACTACCGCTAGGAACACTGTGCATAATAGCGTAGTCAGTAACTCATCTTGCTTTTGCTTTTTGATCATCTTTTTGTAAGCTCTGTTCATTATGCCGCCTCCGCTCTAGTTGATTCGTAATCGGCAGCCCATGCTTCTGATATTTCATTAACGCCATAATCATAGATGCTTTCATCTGGTTCCTGATCATACTCAAACACATAAGCAAAGCTCGCGAGTCTCTTCCACTTGCCTTCCTGCTTAACGCTGGGGGTCAGTAAAACCATCTCACCCATGTCGCAAGCCTCCACGTTATCCTTGATTTCTTTATATGTATGGTACCGCCCATCGTACTCGCCTTCGCCAAATACTGCCACAGAATACCCGCGTTTGACCGCCCATTTGATTAAGTGTAGGTGTGCTTTTTGCATTATGCTGCTCTCCAGTCCGGTGTGTAAGTGTCGATTGTATAACCTAGGCTTTCGATCAATTCCAAAGAGTCCCTGGTCAGTGTTTTAGTGCCTGCTATTTTTGCAAATGTCTCTGCATTGTCACACGCTGGGTAGATAACAGAATTCCCGTAGTGTGATTTAACTTCTATTAATATTGATCTGCTCATTTTAAACCTCTGTTTTTAATTTTAGTATAATGATACTAGATAATCTAGCGCCCAAGACCAAGCGTAAAAACCAACAGCGCCAAGCCATATAATGTGAATTGTATCGTTAAACATTTTGTAGCTCCTAGTTAAGTTATGCGTAGGCACTCGCTAGAATGCCCACTGATAACCTTACTCCACGTTATATAGCTTCTCCCTTAATTCCATTAGAATCATAGTAGTTTCGATCTCCTCTACGTGCCACTTCTTAAGATCTTTATCTTCTGCGCGGTGCGGATACTTCCTATACTCTAAAATTTCTTCCTTGTTTTTACGTTCGGAGCGTCTCAGGCCAGCTCTTATAATATGCAATTCATCAGCAGTTAGCTCTAATGTGTACAATTTTACTTCACTCATAATTATTCTCTCTCAGTTAGTTTCGATTTTAAATATACTTATCACCTTACCGCGATACTTACGGATGGCTGACCAATCTTCTAGCACACCATCACGAACCGCTGCAACGTGGCCCCTGACATAGATCCAGTAAACCCCTGCGCCCCAAGTGTGACAATCATTCGCCACGCCTGTTAGGGTTGCGTAGGCATATGTTTTACTGCCATCTACAGTTAACTTCTTACCAAACTTGCTCAATACTTTATCCTGCGTGACTCTATGTGTACCCTTGCGAATCCTGCGACCTTCATCCTTGTAAGCTCTGAAGACCTTGCTAAACGGCTGGCCAGTAGCGACACACGTTGCAATCAAACTGCAATAGTTTGTGTCTTTGTGGTATTTACTACCGACATGGCTCAATTCAGCGTATGTATGTTTGTGAATTGTCATAATCTTAACCTCTTAAGTTACTCACTGCGACACACTGTTACCCAATGGATCGTAGTGAGCAACCTTGCTAGACAATGCAGACTGGTAAACCCCTCAAGGCCTGCGGTATAACCTGTCTAACTTGGTTACTCGATCTCGCTTAGGATGGGTGTCTTCTCTGCTATTGCCAAGGCTAGTTAGCCAGAGTGCCGACCCGCTATTGCGAGAGGGAAGCGGGGACTGTCTCCTTCGTTGCTGGCCTATAAGTAACCTTGGTCACTGCCAGCACTAGGTATCAATCTGGGGAGCCGTTCCCCCGTTTCCTTGGTGCCCAGTATAGGGCCGTCCATGGATATGTCAACAACTAATTTCAAACTAATTTCACAATCGGGCTACAACCCGCATAAACCCTAGGAATTTAATTTACATCCCATGTTGACTTCAGGCAATCCGTGGGCTGTAGCCGGTGCATCCATGGGTTTGATCCATGGGTGATGCTATGTCCTACTACTAGTAGCAAGTGTAGCCTGAGGGTACCCTATAGCATACTCACGTTTACCTGTCTAGCCTTATGAATGACCCGATGTTTACATGCGGTCACATAAAGGTTTGACTTTGGATTGCCATTATGATAACATCAGGAGGGGACCGGGGTACCTCCAGTATGCGCGCGGAATGTATAAGT